CAGCAACCTTTCAGAAGCTACGGACGACCATTACATCGGCCGAATTATCACGTTCACAAGCGGGGTTCTTAGCGGACAATCATCCGATATCACGGATTACGTCGGAACAAACGGAGTGTTGACATTCACGGCATTGACTGAAGCTGCCGGTAGTTCTGATTCCTTCAAGTTGACTTGATATGCCTGTAGCCAGCGGAACAGCGAGAACTAGGTTTGGGATGGGCGGCTGGGGTGTCCGTCGTGCTGGTTCTTTTAGCGGTAAGGACGCCGCCGCTGTCGTCACGGATGACAGCCCTTACCGCGCGCGAACTCCAGATTCCAATGTCTATCGACATCATGCGTCGGACGAGTTGATGAACTACCGCGATCGCACCCTGGACAATGACACATATGGACGTGTCGTTATACTTTGAATCGGAACTAAACAATGGCAGAGGTGAGGACTAGAGCGGAGCTAGTCGAAAAAGCGTTGGACGTGTTGGCCCCCCCGGAGAATGAACGCCTGCCGTCACACGGAGTCGACTTATCCGAACTGGCCGTCGCTTTGGTAGAGAAGTTTGGAGGAGCGCCAGGACTGGCCAATCACGTATTCATGGTATTCAAGCAAGCGCCAAAAGGCGGACAAGTTCGATCCAGGGTGCTTCAGCAGGTATTGAGTATCGTCGAAAAACACACGAATCTGGAAGGAAAAATCGGCGGCGAGTCGGACATGACGGACGAGGAACTGATACTGTACATTGGAAAGATGACGGAACAGTAAACAGATGACAAATTCAATAATTGCGGCGCCTCCCACATTCTTGAAGAAACCCAATCCTCCTGCGTATAAATCGGAACCGGTCCCGGTAGTCGCTCAGAACAAAATCATATCCAGCCTGAAGTCGCGCCGCATGCGCATGGCGCTGCAAGAGTTGGCCCGGCGGGGGATGGAGTCGTTGTCGATCTATGCTTCCGGTTGGATGCTGTTGCAAAGCCGGCTGTTCCATCAATGTCTAAGTACGGAGAGAATCGCGGTAGGTTCAAATCGCAGCAGTAAAACACATTCTATGGCCTCTGAGCTAGTGTGGCTGGCGACCGGAACTCACCCCTGGGATAAATATTTTCCAAAAGAGAACGCGCGTATTCACTGCGTGGGTTTCGATGAAAAACACATCCGCGATCCGATGTGGAGCAAGATCGGCCGGCCGGGCGCTTTCAAGATCATCCGCGACGAACACACCGGTATATGGCGTCCGGTGTTTAGGGATTTCCCCTACGATGAAGCCTACCGAGAGAAATGGCGTGACGCGTCCCCCATGCTTCCCGCACGAATGATCGACGACATCGGCTGGTACGAAAAGAAAACGGATTGTCCTCGATTGGTGAAACTCAAGAACGGTACGGAGATCACCTTTCACTCCAGCAAGGGAGCGCCGCAACAGGGGACCGCCCTGGACTTCTGGTGGGTTGACGAGGAAATGGAAAACGAGAACTGGGTTCCCGAACTGCAGCGAGGCTGCGTATCGACTAAAGGACGCGGCGTCTATTCGGCGACCCCGCTTGCGGCGTCGTCACACCTGCATGAGATGCACAAGCGAGCCAACTCGATCGACGAAGACCACGACGTCAGTGAATTTGTGTTTCTGATTCGCGACAACATTTTTATGAGCGAGCAGGAAAAGATCACGTTCCAATCGCAATTGAGCAACGAAGACCAGGTGCAGGTGAGAATTCACGGTAAGTGGCTATTGGCGAGACTGGCTGTTTATCCTGAATTCACACGAGAGAATCACGTTTGCGACCCGTTCGAGATTCCATCGGACTGGTCGCGGTACATGGTGGTTGACCCAGGTGTGCAGGTCTGCGCCGTGCTGTTCATCGCCGTACCTCCCCCGCCAAACATGGCCGATAATGAAGAGCAGAGGAAGTTGTATACCAAGCGACACGGAGAGGTTCACATCTACGACGAACTGTACATCAGGCGATGTTCCTCGGATATCTTCGGCAGCGAAACAGCGTCTCGGATGGGGGATTTGAGGCGGGGGGCGTTCACTGCGTTCCTGATCGACGGCCGGATGGGGAGACAGAAGGAAATGGGAGGCAAGACCGTGCAAAACACCTACATGGAGGCGCTGAGGGATAATGGAGTTTACTCAGCCAGCACGGGTTCTGACTTCATTTGGGGCAACGACGACATCCGGGCCAGAGAAGAAGCGTTGCGCCGCTGGCTGGCCCCTCGTATTTCAATCGGCAAGCCGACATTGCTAATTCACTCGAAGTGCCGGTATCTTATATGGGAGTTCGACCAGCAGTTCTACTTGAAGGACAAGGACGGAAAGCCGACTGACAAACGCAAGGACAGAAATAATCATGCGGTCACGGCGGCGGAGTACGTCGCCGACTATGGTCCGCAGTGGGTGGTTCCACGAAAACCACCTAAGCAGGAGAGCCTGGTCATGCAGGCATGGAAGAGAATTCAATCGAAGAATAAGAAGAAATTAAGCTCCACGTTCTTCGGTCCTCAGACTTAAACGGCCATCCGGTTCCCACCGATTTCACTTCGCTCCCCAACAGGAAGTTCCATTGCCATGACGTCTATCAGCGTCGAGTCCGTTACTACGCCGTCCGTTTCTACAGCGTTCGTTCCTCCATTCATCCACGTCGGCGCTTCTGTGCGATGGATTCCTCCGGGAAGAATCGGGCAGAAGTTTTTCCCAGCTATCGTGCTCCGTAAGAACGCCGACGAAACGCTCTTTCTAGCGACCTTAACCGCGACCGAGGAAGGTCAGACGGGACGGGTGAGCTTTGAAAACCTAAGCTGTATGCACAAGGACGACCCCCGCATCTATACCGACGGACGCAAGCGGTACGGTTATTGGGAACTGAGCAACTTCGACAAAGCACTGCGAAAGTTGCTCCCGGAACTGGTGGACGTTCTGAAGGATTTCGACTGATTCAGATTGCCTGTCCCTATTAAGTTGGCTTCCCATGCCGGACTGTCGCTCCCGTGGTAATATCCGATGCTTCCGACATCTGAAGCAAGCCCCTTGAGTCCGATTATAACTCTGTGGCTTCACGCGCTGGAGACGGCGCGCAAACACAAGTGGAATGAATTCGGCCTCACTGCGCGCGAGTGTATGCACTTCTTCGACGGATCGGTTAAGGACGCATACGGACATTCAGGAGCGAAGTACGGCATGGACGTGTCGGATGGATCGCTGCCTGAAGTCAAAGTGGTGTTGAATAAGGTCGCGGAATTGGTCCGCATCTTCGGTCCGGTGATGTACTCCAGAAATCCGAACCGGCAGGTAAACGCCACTACGCCGGAAATGCCGGAACTTCTGCTGATGATGGATCAGCAGGGAATTCTAAATCAGCAGGTTATGAATGAGAAGATGTACGATCGGGCCGGTTCCGAACTTCTGGCATGGGTCTTAAACTACACCGCGCGGGAGTTCTCCTTAAAGGAACACTCGCGCATCGGAATTGACGAAGCGCTGATTAAGGGTCGCGGCCTGGCGTGGACTGAGATTTACACACCGCCGGAATCTGAGATCGTACTCGCCCGAAGCGTCTTCGATTCAGTTGACAACCTGTTGGTAGATCCAGACGCGACATCGCTGAATGACGCGATGTGGATCGCAAGACGCAGGGAGCAACCGTACTGGCTCGTTGAACGAAAGTTCGGACTGGATTCCGGTTCTCTGAAAGGAGTCGCGAAAGGGGAGTCGTTAGGTCAACAAATCGTCGTCGAACACTCAGATGATGGCGATCATTATCGCAGGATGGGTCAGACATCCGATATGGTGACCTATTGGGAAATCTACAGCAAAACGGGGGCCGGGAACCGGCTAAACGGCGGAACTGACGTAAACAACATGATCCGCAGCAGAGCCGGTCAATTCTCCGAAGTGCTGGAGGAATTCGGAGATAACGTCTATCTCGCCATAGTGGAAGGGCTGGGTTATCCACTGAACCTGTCTAACGAGCTTCTTGACCTGGACATGGAAGTTCCCGAGAACGAGGAATTGATTAAGCAGCGGATGCGTTGGCAGATTCCTTATTGGAAGGACGGATCGTGGCCGGTGACCGAGTTGGACTTTCACGTGATACCTGGAAGACAGTGGCCTCAGTCGCACATGAAGCCCGGTCTGGCTGAATTAAAACTGATGAATTGGATCATGTCGTTTCTGGCTGGAAGAATCAAATGGACGTCCAGGATGATGCTGGTATACGCCGAACACCTCGACGAAGAGATCAAGGAACAACTTGAATCGGGAAGCGATCTGGCTCTCATTCCGAACAAACAGCATCTGAACAATAAGATCAAGGAACAAATCGAGTTCATCGAATTTCCACCAGCACAAAAAGACTTGTGGGATATTTGGCTATTGGTATCCAGGGAGTTCGAGAAACGGACCGGACTCAATGAGCTAATGTACGGCATCAGCGGGAGGCAGGATCGCAGCGCCACGGAAAGCCAGCTCAAAGGCGAAAGGGTAAACATCCAGCCGGATGACATGGCCGCACGGACGGAGGATTGGCAAAGCCGAATAGCTCGCAAGGAAGCGTTGGCGACACGGTGGTTCACCGGTCCTGAATCTTTCGCTCCGATCGTCGGAGAGCAATACTCTCCCGAAACCATGCAGGTCGGTCCGCGTGTCAATCTATGGAACCAACTGGTTTACGTTCCGCTCGATTACAGCAATCCCGATTCGTTGGAAAAGGTGGTTCGGGAGTATGACTACAGCATTGAGGCTGGCAGCATTCGCAAACCGAACCGCGATCGGGACCAGTCAAACATGAATATGGCAATGCAATCCATGTTTGGTCCCTACATGCAGGTTTACATGACGTCGGGTAACCCGCAGCAGGTGAACTGGCTAATTACTCAATGGGCGAAGGCACACGACTTCGATATATCCAGCGGATTGTTTCAGCCGATTCAAATTCAACCTCAACCTCAGCAGGGAGTGGCGTGATGTCACTCGATGAATATCTAATGCCGAAAACAAAACGGGTAGTCTATCATCATTTCGATGGAGTATATCCGAAGATTTCCAGCGTTCCGGCCGTGCAATCGAGTTACGAGAAGATGAGGCTTAGCGGTGAGTCCCACAGTATCGCTGAGATGCTCGCTAGCAGGTCATCACCGTCGATCGACACAGACGACACGTTTCACGCGTTGCTTCACGAGCAGAAAAACGGTTACGTAAACCAGTTTACCAGAGCGCCGCACATCGGGGACTTCTACGCACGGGAACTGATCGCCGGCGGCGGTTCTCCGCGTGGGAAAGTCTACCTGCGTCAGTTAGCCAGTTACCCCGGCGACCCTGAAGCGTGGATCGCAAGTAAGGAAGACATCAAGCGGGTTTGTGAAAAGTACGGTTATACCTGTGAAGGAGACGTGACAGTCAAGCGTAATAGAGATTGCGTGGACACCGGACTAAAGGAAGTCGGACTCGACCCGGAGATCGTTACCGAAAAGACGCTGGAACAAATTGAAGATCATCCCGAATTAGGCGGCACCCGCGCCCGGTTCGACAAACTGTGGGGTGAGACTTACGACCGCATGAAACCGTGGAATACGAGCGAGAAGACGCCCCCGCCTCCGTCGTTTAGTTCGGTCGAAGGAAACTTTTCTGATGCACGGTGACCAGCAACTATTCACATATCATGACTCTGTCGAACACCTGCTGGCGTTCGCCGGTTATGGGGCTGGCAACAGCGCGAGGCAGGACGCGCGACGCGCAGCCGTGGAAGGTCTGCGCGAACTCAGGAACCTGCACGAGTGGTCGGCCTACTACAAAACCGGAAGAATTACCACCGTCGCCAGCTATGCGACTGGAACGATTACCTACGACGATACCGGCGGTTCGAACGAGCGGGAGGTAACATTGGTTACCGGAACGTGGCCGTCGTGGGCGGCGCGGGGTATTCTCGTTATCGACAACATCACTTACCGTGTTGGTACTAGAATATCCGACACGGTGATTACGCTCGACGCCAACTCCAACCCTGGCGCTGACGTCGCCTCCGGCACGTCATACAACCTCTATCGAGACACTTATGAGCTTCCGCTTGACTTCGGAAAGTTCAAGACCGAACTGATCGACATCGCGAACAAATCGTACGTGACATTCACGCATCCGAAGAACTGGCTGGCGACGGCTCGCACCTTCATCAACCCATCCCGCCCGTACAGCTTCACCGTCGTCGGCAGCGACGACTTCTACGGTGCGATGGCAGTGAAGTTCGCGCCTGCGCCGGAAATCGTCCGCAACTACGATTTCATATACCAGAAGAACGCCCGGCGTTTGATTCACGATTCCGTCAAGGCTGGTACGGTGTCGGTGACTGCCTCGACGATTACTGGAGTCGGAACAGCGTTTACGTCTGACATGGTCGGCGCTGTCGTTCGCGTCTCATCCAGTTCGTCAGCACCAACTAACCAGTTCGGCGACAACCCATTCGATCAAGAACGGGTGATTACCTCCTTCGCGAGCGCCACGTCAGTCACCGTGGATCAAGCGTGGGATACGACCCGCAGTACGGTTAAGTATGTAATTTCCGATCCGCTCGACATCGACATCAACGTGATGCTCAACGCTTACCTGAGAACGTGCGAGAAAAGGTTCTCGCATTTGCGGCACTCCGAGGACATCAAGAGCGTCACGCAAGATTGGTCGCTGGAGATCAAAACGGCAATGGCTGCCGACAACCGCATGCGCGGTACGCGGCGGATGGGTGGTAAAGAACGCATGAGCTTCGGTAAGTATCTGGTCTCGGTGTCCTCTCTTGGCGCGGACATCGACTGATAGTAAATATTACAGTAGTTGTCGCCAATCGACGAAAATGCTGCCAATTGGCACCACTTTTGTTGTGTCTTGTACACTAGAATCTACGCTGGAAATAAAAATGGCGGAACAAGTACCCGAACGAATTCGCGTTTCCTATCGCGGTTGGCCTGGATTGATTACCGATATCGACCCGCACGATCTTCCTCCAGGCGCAGCCGCCGAGCAGGTGAACGTCGTAGGCTACGACGCCGCACAGATTCAGACCCGCATGGGGCTACGCGAACTTCAATTTGAGAATTGAGGCGAACGATGTTTTTTGGCATGACACAACTTGGACTAACCCAACCAATCTGGTTGCTTACGAGCGCGGATGGCGTTACCCCAGCGTCCGCAACAGGGTCTCCGGCTTACACTGTTTACGAGGAAGGCACCGGAACATCGGTTGTCAACGGCAGCATGACGGGTGAAGTCGATTCCAAGACCGGTCTGTATCGCGCCTCACTGACCGTCTCCGCAGGAAACGGTTATGCCTCTGGGAAAACATACTTCGTGCATATGAGCTATGTCGTCTCGACTGTCACGTACGTTCAGACGGGTTCCTTCGTCGTTGTGTAAATCATGTCGCTAAATTCAAACCTGCAAATGGGCCGATATCGCCTCGGTGAATACGCCTACCTCACCGTGCAATGTGTAAACGCCTCAAACGTAACTGTCGATCCCACGGCAGCCCCCCAGGTGTCTATTTACGCGGCTGACGGAACCGAGGCAGTGGCGGACCAGAAGGTGCCACCTGTCAGTGGGCGAACGACCGGTTTGTTCTCCTGGAGTCAGTTTCTCGACAGTAGCTTTTCGGTAGGAATTTACTCCGCTTACTTCTCCTATGCCATTGGCGGAACGAACTTCGCCTCGCTGGCGATGTTTGAAGTCATCGGTGGTGGAAACGCGGCCGGACCATACGTCGCGTTGGAATACTACCAAAGACCGCACGCCGATTTTGTAATCGGTCACTCCGAAGATGGAACGACTGAATTGAAGCGAGGCGCTTATGTCTGAGACGATCCCTCAATTTTCCAGAGCCGAAGGCGGGCTGGTGATGAAATCTGACGGGTTGAACCCCGTTCAGGATTGGAACGGAGTTAAATCGGCGTTCGAGAATTCCGGAGTTCCTGCGCCGACGGCGGCCATCACACTCGCGGCGGATGGCGTCTCGGGCGACATCGCCGGCCGGTTCTATGC